TAGGGAGCCTTGGAAAGAATCTCGTGTGCGTTCCACACGAAAGAAAACTTCTTGTCTTCACTGGCAGTGACCTTGCCGTCCACCACCTTCATCGGTGCGCCTGATGGGACCGACACCACGTTCTCAACACCACACTCGATGCCAGTCAGCGCATCGATCTCACCTTCAACAATCACAATCGGTTTGTCTGGCACGACTTGGTCGATGCCAAAGAAGTCATGAGCACCGCCAGCGTCTTGCGTGAAGTCTTTGTCTTCGATGCTTCTGTACTTCGCGGAAGTCAGTGAGCCGTTGCGGTAGTACGGGAAGCCAATCGCTGGGGCAGAACGTCCGATGCGTTGGAACCACTTCTCCGCAGAGAACAACTTCATCTTGTCTGCCGTCTCGCGGCTGATGCCACGTTGTATCAGGAAGGCGTAGTGCGAATCCTCTAGGGCCGCTTGTGTGATGTTGGGTTTTGGGACGGCTGACAATTTTCTCTCCACATAAAATTTTTTCTCTTGGATGGGTGCGTTTCCGCTCTCCCCACAGTGATGGCAGTGATACACCCACGCATCGTCGCGTCGAGTGATGACCATCTCTTTGAGGTTGTATTTTTTTCGTTGCGGTGAGCAACTGGGACACGCCACACGTTCTGTCTCTTGAACGTGCAGGGATGACACGAATGCCTGAACTTCATTCAATGGATTAGCCTCCGATTGTTACTTGTTGTCGCTCTTATTCTTGGACCGTGAGCGCAACCTCAAATTACCTGTGGCGGTCTTTCCACCCTTGCGAATTGGCTTGATGTGATCGATGTCCTTTCCTGATCTGTCAACCCCGTTCTTGTCGTACAGCCGTCTTGCCTTTTGACGCTCAAGAAAACCCTTCACGTCCCCACGCTTCTTCTGCAACTCGTACTCGTGCTTGTAGTCTCTTTTTTTTGTTGTCATGGGTGTCCTTGTATACCTTGACTCAGTTCTGCCCTTGGGAAGGGCAGACCTCGCCTTATCCTAGGTCTGCCTTCACAACTGCCCCTCGGAGCCGGTTGACCCGCCAGCCTTTTCGATTCAGGGTGCTGGCTTCGCCGCCCTGTGTCCCGTTTCAAATCTATCCCGTGGTTGGACTGTTCACACTTGCGCCCACCGTTGACCGTCACGCAAGTAGGCGATCAGTTTACTGCGCGAACAGATTCGTTGGCAAGCAAACCAGATCGACACAGCAAAAAAAAGAGGGATGACTGTTTAAACAATCATCCCTGCTCAAGCCTGATGGCAACTGCGCTTGCCGGAGAGAAGCAAGCACCTTGATTGTGGATCATGGGGGGCGCGTGTCAATCGAGAACAAACAGCGAACATCGCTTGACAAGGTTGCGTTGCCTTGTGACAATGCGTTCATTCCTTCGTGATTAGCCTCCGAGCGGATACCACTACCGGTGGGGTAAAGGGACTCTTCGTGAGTCCCTTTATTTTTTCTCCACGTCGATTTGCTCCACGCGAATCTCGCACCTCGGGTTCTCTTTGTCCAAGCCCCAGTAGATGTGCTTCTCCTTCACCTGTCTGTCGTTCTCGTAGGCCACGTCCTGCAAAAGATCGAGGATCAGGCTCTCATCAAGATCAGGTCTTCGGCTGGCATACCAGATGCGGATGTGAACAGCGACATCCCCGGTCAGCAACGTCGCTGCGGGCTTGGCTTGCAGTTTAAACGCCGAGGCATATGACAGCGCCTTCGACGACTTGATCAGTCGAGGCGAACCTCCGATCAGAACCATCTTCCGACTGTTGGCCTTGGATGCCGGTTCACCCAACACTTTGAATACAAGTGCTTGTGTCCCGTTCGTGTTAGTGCTATCATCGTTCATGTGTTTAACCCACTCTATGGAGGCTCCCTTTGAAGATCACGAACAAACACAACGTTCCCGAAACGTTGGTCGCTCTCGCATCCCGAGATTACTACAGCAAGGGTCGCGCTGACTACAGTGTGACCGAAATCATTTCCCCACCCCGCATCCAGCGACTGCGCCGTCAGCACCATGAGAACATGGAGCAGGACGTGAGCGATATGCTTTGGCAGTTGCTTGGCTCTGCCCTGCACGTTGTTGCCGAGCGTGGTGCGGCAGACAACCACATCACCGAGGAGCGGATCATCGCCGACATCGGTGACGTGAAACTGTCCGGGGCCATCGACATCCAGAAGGTGACGCCCGAGGGCATCATCATCACCGACTACAAGTTCACCAGCGCGTGGGCACTGCGTCAGGACAAGCCTGAGTGGGAAGCCCAGCAGAACATCTACGCATGGCTGGTCGAGAAGGTCAAAGGCAAGAAGGTCATCGGGGTTCAGATTTGCGCCCTGATACGCGATTGGAGCCGCCGTGAGGCGTCCGTCAAGGCCGACTACCCACAAGCCCCCATCCAAGTCCTAGAACTGCCCCTGTGGCCTCTGGAGAAGACCGAGGCATACATCAAGGAGCGCATCGACGCACACCGCCTGTCCAAGGTCCAAGCCGACTGGGGTGACGAACTGCCGCCCTGCTCTGACGATGACCGCTGGGTGCGCGAGACCAAGTACGCCGTCAAGCGCGAGGGTCGCAAGACTGCCATCCGCGTGTTCGACACCCAGCACGAGGCAGATGAACTTGCCGAGAAAGAAAAAGGCTACGTCGAGGTCCGCAAGGGCGAAGCAATCCGTTGCACCGGGAACTTCTGCGGCGTGGCTCAGTGGTGCAGTCAGTATCAACAATCCCTGAAGGAGGCTAACGATGAGTAACGATGACAAGTTTTGGGTGGCGGTGTGGTCGATTGCGGCTACCTGCTTCATCACGCTGGTTCTCTCCATCACCGTAACGATGTGGAGCAAGCGCCAGCATTTAAACGACATGGTGACCAAGGGCGCTGATCCGATTCGTGCGGCTTGCGCTCTGGATATGTACGACAACCTGACGGTGTGTGTCATCCACAACGTCATCAATCACGCCAAGGAATGATCATGAACCCCTATCAGAAGATGAACGTCTATCAGAAACTAAACGAGGCTCGTGAACAGTTCCACCAGTCTGAATTGAAGAAGACTGGCAAGAACAGTTTCGCTGGCTACTCGTACTTTGAACTGGGAGACTTTGTTGTCCCAGCACTGCGAATCTTCAGGGAGGTTGGACTGACCCCTGTGATTTCATTTGGGCAGGAGACTGCCACGATGAACATCATCAACAACGACAAGCCAGATGAGGTGATCATCATCACCACGCCGATGAGTGAGGCCAACCTTAAAGGCTGTCACCCAGTCCAGAATCTGGGCGCAACCCAGACTTATTTGCGGAGATACCTCTGGGTGGCTTGCCTTGAGGTGGTCGAGCACGACTCGCTTGACTCCTCCCCGCCCGTCAAGGCAGAGGAGCCACCTGCGCCAGCGCCAGCAAAGAAGGTGACTGCTGGTCGCTACGAAGAGCCAGACACCAAGAACGAATTGTTTGTCGAGTCGATGGTCAACTGGGGCAACTCATGCACCTCGCTCACCGAACTCACTGACCTGTGGAAGACCAACCAACCGCAGATCGATGAACTGAAGAAGAACAGCAAAGAACTGTTCAAGCGTGTCCAAGAGCATTTCGCTCAACTCAAAGCCAACTTCAAAGAGGAGTAACTCATGGCAGATCGTGAATACCTGAACAGCGGAACCCTGTTTCAGAACAAAGTGAAGAAGAACCCCAAGTCGCCTGACTACCAAGGCGATATGTTGCTGGACCTGTCCGCACTGGGCATCGGCAACGGGAAAGCCAAACTGCGAATCGCTGGCTGGAAGAAGACCTCTTCCAAGGGCACGACATTTCTGTCGCTCAACATCAGCGAATTCAAAGAGCGCGAAGAAGGCGGCTACCCCAAAGCGCAAGCACCTCGTCCGCAGTACGACGACGAGAACGAACCCTTTTAAACACGGAGGCTGACATGACTAAAGCGAAGGTGTCGAAGATCGACTTTATCCGCAAGAACCAGGACGCAACCTATGAAGAATTCTTCAAGGCCACCGGTGGGTCCAAGCAGAACTACTACAGCAACAAGTGGCTGTTGAAGAAACAGCCCAAGCCGGTGAAGGTGCGTGAGCACAAGCGCCGCGATGCGCCGAAGGTCAAGGCCCACCAGCGTGGCCCTCGTGGTGCAAGCGAGATCATTGCTTTCAGCGAGATCGAACTACTCAAGGATGTAGTCGAATCGATCCGTCGAGATAACCAAGAACTCAAGCACCAGATTGTTGGCTTCCGTGCGGTCATTTCCTACCTTGAGGACTTGGCTGGCATCAGGAACAGCCAATGAGCGCCCTGCAATTTGAGGCATTGAAGGTTGCGTTGAAGCAGGACGCAACCGGATATGTGCTCACGATAAAAATCCACCCCGACGAGATACCCGAGGAACTGTTGCGCGACTTTGTCGGCGCTCGGTACGGTGTGGCGATGGTCCGTATAAACGACGATGAGACACCCATGCAGGTGAGGAACCGTGTTCAAAAGGCAGGGATGCTCTGCCGGGAGAACTGGTTCCATCGATTCCTCGCCGAGAACTACGACATCGCTCAACCAACCGAAGCCAAAGCGACTCGCTTTTTGTATGACGTGTGTGGCATCAAGTCACGCACCGAACTCAATGGCAACGCACAGGCACAGGAGTGTTTCGACAACCTCGTGCAGGAATACGAAGAATGGAGCAATAAAAATGACCCGTTTTAAAACAGTCGCTCCTCTCATGATTTATATGCCACCAGCGGAACTGGCTGACCTGAAGAAGTTCGCCAAGTCCAGCAAGAAGCCGGTGTCCCATGTGGCGCGTGAGGGGATTCGAATGCGGTTGGCTGGAGAGGACAACCCCTACAACCAAGGCTTTGATGATGGCCTGAAAGCCGCGATGGAGATTGCACACAGAACCAAGGGGGCGCAGATGCGCTTCCCGTCTGGCAAGTCTTTCGGTCAACTGGTGTGCGATGAGATCGATAAGTTTAAACGCACACGCGAGATGCCGGAGGCTGCTGATGACAGCGAATGATGTACAGGTGGGCGGCTCCCATTACAAGGGCAAGTCCATACAGCCGTGGGACTACATAGCCGCCAACAACCTTGGGTACTTTGAAGGCAACATCGTCAAGTACGTCAGTCGCTGGAAAGACAAAGGTGGTGTCGATGACCTGAAAAAGGCTCGGCACTACCTTGACAAGTTGATTGAGTTAAACACCCCGGAGGCAACCAATGATCACGACAAACTGGAGAGACGCGATGCAAGAGACAGATGTGAAGACTGAGATAGGCAACTTACCCATCGAGGCGAAGTTCGCCGTCATCTTTCGATTAGCAGACTGCATCGATGAGACTAAGACGCCGGATGTGAGAAAGGGTCTGGAGACTTTGTTCCACGCCATGATCGCTGACATGGTCAGCATCAAGGTCGAGCAGAGGCACTGATTTAAACGGAGGCAATCATGAGCATTGAAGCAATGAAGCAGGCGCTGGAGGCGCTGGAGGTTGCATATGGCGTGAGTCTGATTGAAGACATCATTCCCAAAGACGCGCCAATCAAGCAGGCCATCACCGCCCTCCGCACCGCCATTGAGCAGGCTGAGAAGCAGGAGCCGGTGGTGTGGAAGGAGGCTGACTACGACAAGGTCTTACAGATCATCAAAGAGATGCGCCCCGCAGCGGCGGCGATAAAGGACAAGCCAGCATCGTGGTGGTTGGATCGGTTTGAAGAGGCAGTCAAGCAACTCAAGGAGAAGGCATGATCAAGTCCATCCTTGAGCGGTACGGTCAGCATCTGGAGAAGACCATCACGCACAAGCGGGGACTGATTGCGATTGCCAACCTCTCCCCGCTGTACTCATGCTCCCCACGCAACGTGTCCAAACACATCGAGGGGTTCATCATCAAGCGAAGCGCATCGGCAGGAACCATCAACCGGGAACTGTCGGTGCTACAGGCTGCACTGAGGTGGTCGTTTAAACGTGGTGACATAGACTTCCTGCCCTCCATCCCCCGGCTCCCTTCACCTCCACCCCGGTCCCAGTTCTTGACCGATACCCAAGTGAGGGCGCTTCTGGATGCGGCAAAGCCCTACCCCCACGTTCACACGTTCATCCGTATTGCCCTGATGACCGGTCAACGGAAGGAGGCCATCCTCTCCCTGCGCTGGGATCAGGTGGATTTCCAGACCGGTCTGGTGGACTTCAATGACGCCTCTGCGCTGTTTTCTCACCGCAGGAAGGGTCGAGGTATCGTCCCCATGTCCGACGCGCTCAGAGACCTGCTCTTGGCCCTCCCGCAGGACCATATGTACGTCATCCACCACCGCCGAAAGCGGGTGCGGGACTTCCGTGCCATCTGGGCAAGACTCATGTTGCAGACCGGGCTGGACATCACGCCCCACATCCTGCGTCACACGGTCGCTACCCAACTGGCTCAGAAGAACGTGCCCATGCCCCAAATCTCCCGACTGCTGGGCCACAGAAGCACCGCGATTACCGAGCGTGTCTACGCCAAGTATTCGCCGGAGTTCTGCCGCCAAGCCGTCTCTCACCTCAATGTTTAAACATGGAGATCGTTTTAAAGCCCAGCGAGTACGCCACTGCGGTCTACCTCAGTTCGGTGCGGGACTTCGTCAACCGGGACTTCGGGGTCAACGACAGGCAGATGGGGCGGGACGATGGCTTTCAGATCGGACTGGACGGGCTGGTCGCCGAGATCGCGGTGTGCAAATATTTCAACGTCTACCCGGACCTGTCGTTTGAGCCAAGGGCGGGAGGCGTGGACTGCGTGATCAAGGGTCGCAGGGTGGATGTCAAAAGCACCAAGCCCGGACGTGATCGCGTTTACATCCCTGAATGGAAAGCCAGTCATGGCATCGACCGCTACGTCTACTGCTATGTGAACTTCAGGACCGTGGACATCCTCGGCTGGTTTGCACCGCATGACATCTTCAGGGAAGACAACCTTGAACCATCACCTAGAGAGAACGTGAACCACCACGTCCTGTATCTGGAAAACCTGAGAAAATTTGATTGATATGGCGACGAAACGAGAGCAATGGTTTCAGGCGTTGCAGGACTTGGGATGCATCGTTTGTTTAAACGAGATGAACATCCGCAGCGAACCGGACATCCATCACATCCATCGCAACAACCGCAGGGTCGATGACTTCCACACCATCCCCCTGTGCCCCAGTCACCACCGTCTGGGGATCAGAAATGATGTTGCCGTCTCTCGCCATCCGTGGAAGAGGGAGTTTGAGAAACGATATGGAACCGAATGGGAACTCTTTGAGCAAACCAAAAAGCGGGTCGAAGTTCTGCTTCAAATGCGGCAGGTCGTTCCCCGAAGAGATGATGAGACCGAAGGTTGACGTTCATGGCAAGCGGATCGGTGCTCAGTGCATTTACTGCCATGAGCGCCGATCAGCCTCCATGATCAACGGCAAGAACTCGTCTTAGTCAATCGCCTTCTTGATCGTCTGCATACGGCGGGTCATCGCCACTTCTGCACTGCGAATGTTGTCCAGTGCGTCCCTCTTGTCATCAGGACTCATGCCGGACATTTGGATCATCCTTCTGTAGTCTCTCAGCCTTGTTATCTCATCTTCCATGCTGTCAATGAACGGCTTGACCATTTGCATCTTGACGCCCTTGTCCTGCATATAAGACTGCAATTCTTCAAACCTGCCGGTACGCTCAAGGAAGTTGATGGTGCGAACCGACTCATCAACGGCCTTCTTCATCTCATAGTAAGACGTGATCGTGCCAGTCGATTCAGGCGAAGCATAGAACCGCTTGAAGACAGGCATCTGTTCCAACTTCATGGTGGCTTTTGGCGGGTCGCCCTCGCCACGCATAACGGCATCCAGAGCCATCACTGCATAAGTTCCAAGCGTACCCGTGTAGCCACGGATCAGGTTGTCGATCTTGACCGGCGAAGAGTTGGTGGCTTCACCAATCTGCTGCGCCAGAATCGATGTACCCGCAGAGACCTGATACTTGGGAGCCACGTCCTCCAGACCCTTGCCGACAATCGGCTGACCCGTGAAGAACGAGTAGTTCGCCACGTTTTCAATAATGGGCAGGACCGCTTGCGGGATCGGGTTGATTGCCAATGTCGAGGTGATGTTGCGAATGACGGACTCTTTCAAGTCTTTGCCAGTGTCATCGCCCATGAAGTATTCCAAGATACGCTCGGGGAACACTTTAAACACCGTGCCGATTTCAAACGGGATCGGGATGCGGACGTTGCCGATAATCCAGTAGTTGTCGCGCACTTCCTGCTCGGCGGTCTCGTATTCCTCGGTATCCGAAGCCAACACCCAGTACATCCACGACAGACCCATCAATGTGAGGCCGCGAGTGATGAACGCCTTCTGCATACGCTCTTTGTTCTGTGTGGCAGACTTGCCAAAGCCAGAGCGGTACAGAACATCCAAGCCTTGGATACGGGCGTTCATAAACGGGATCGTTGCCGTCAAAACACGGATCAGAGCCGAGTTACCCTTGCGGCTGAAGTTGATGACTTCCATCGCCTGATAGAGAGCCTCTGCCTCATTGCCAGTCTCGGCAAGGGTGCGCTTGTAGATTTCGGAGCGGGTTGCCACGTCCGATGCCTCGGAGGCTTTCTCCAGTGCGCCCCACATCTTGGAGATGGGCCACATGGCCCTTTCGCCTGTGGTGCGCGTCCCGGTGCGTTGACGCAGTTCAGCCTCCACCTCACTGGCAGAAGACTTCACATCGCTGGCAAAGTCGTAGCCAGAAAAGAGACCTGCATTCGCCAGAGCCTGCGCTTCCTTGGAGCGGCCTGCGAGCGCAGCACCGTACTGTTTAAACGTATCGACGATGGGGATGATGTTGGTCCCGGTCGTCACCCATGCCTGCATCGAGTCACGAATCAAGTTCGCCAGAATAAAGCCGGGGTCTTTGGTGACAAGGTTGCGGAGCAGGTTCGCAGGTGCGGCAAGCACTTCCAAGAAAGGTAGTTGCGGCAGGTTCAAACCTTTGAGCGACTCAACCAACAGCGGGTCATCCACACGGTAGTGCTTGGTCTGACCTTGGTCCTTGACCGTCACGATGTCCGAACCACGGGCCATCGCAGCAGGCACAAACTCGCCTTGGTTTAAACGCAAGATGTCTCGCACGACGCGCTGCGCGGCAACGTTCTTCATGCCAGCCTCGATGGCGGCACGGCTGTTGCGGATGATGGTCTCCATGAAGTCAGCCAGCGGAGCCTCCCCACCCTTGAGTTTGCGGGGCTTGGCAACACCAGCAATCGGGGAGAAGACGTTCGGTCCGACCGTCTCTTCGCCTTCCATCTGACGGTAGAAGGGAATGTAGTCCCAGTTCTGCGTCCAGATTTCTGCTTCCTTCGCGGAGATGACACCCGTGTCCTTCATGAAGTCCACGAGACCCTTGTTGTACTTCTGGTATTCATCGAACACCGTTTGGAACTCAGGGTAACGCTCACCAAGCAGGTTGCCCTTCTTGATGTCTTCGGCAGTGAAGAGTTGCTCGCGGCCCTCAGCGGTTAAACGCTTACCACGGCGAGTGGCGGCGTAGAACTGGAACGCTTGGAAGACGAACGGATCGTTGTACTTCATCAGCGGTTCAAGGATCGGGATCAGACCCTTGACGTTGCCGTCCAAATTGCTCACGGTCGTGAAGCCGTTCTTGTACACCGGCACACCGTTCCGGTAGGACGATGCGGCAACACCTGCGGCACGGTCAGAGAACAGTGCGGCGGCGATTGCGGAGGTGTCGGCAATCAACTCGTTGGAGCCAAAGGTCTTCGCCACATCCTTGGACAGGCGCTCGATGGCTTCGTACTTGTTTATCATCGCCTGACGGATTTTTGCAAAGCCAGTCGGCGAGAGAGCCTCACCCATGCGCTGGGCGTAGCCTTTCTCTTCACGCTTGGTGGTGGTGCGCTCAATGGCATCCACCGTGTCCTGACCAAGGGAGTCACGCAGAGAGAACTTGAAGTTGTTCTTCGGCAGCGTGATGGTTCCGGTCTTGCGTGGTGTTTCAACAGGCTGCGTTTCAACAGGTTGAATTTGCTCGGGGGTATAAACGCGCTTTGTTTTAACAGCAATCGGTTTGCCAACAACGCGACCCGCCGCTGCGATAACCTCACGACCACGAACAGGCTGCAAGAACTGAGCAACCAAAGGTGCGCGACCACTCCACACAGGATTGCCATAGCGGCGCTGTGGATTCTCTTGCGTGTACATGGTGATGATCGACATCTCGTCCTTATCGGGCGTAAGGATCAAAGAGTTCTTGCCGTCATACAAGATGAATCGATTGCCCTCTTTGTAGATGGAGTTGTAGTTCTGCGCCGTGTTCTGTGCGGTGCGGACAATCTTCTCCAGCAACTCCTCTGCCCCACCGGGGATGCGCTTGGGGTCATTCAAGACACGGTTCAAGATGTGATTTGCGCCGTATGACACAGGGCGATACATCTTGGCACTTGTCATGTCATCCACGGTATCGCTGTGCGTACCAATCAACATACGGATTGGCTTACCGCCCAGTTTCTCGGGCATCACGCCAAGGTTGCCATCGGGGTTGCCACCTTCGTTTGGCACAAGGGCAGAGTCTGGTTGCAGACCCTTGAGAGCCAAGGCATACCGAACGTCATTGCTGTCACGGGCAAACGTGCCAATGTTGCCAACCGCCGACTTGACTTGATTGGGTTCATAGACCGCAATGTTTTTGCGGCCTGCCTCTTTTACATAGAAAGAGTCAAAGTTCAAGCCTTTGATGGCTCTTTGAAAGTCTGGTCGTTCAATTGTGGCCCAGTCCCCATCCATGATTTCACGGATATAAGTGTCTCCACGACGACCAGCATGATCTTGATTTAATTTTTCTACTAAGGCTTTTACATGGTCTTTGTTTTCATAGTCGAACGGACGCTCTGCCCTGACGTACAAGGGCATGATGTGCGGACCAGTCGGAAGCAGACCGATAAATTCCTTCTGAATGTACTCTTGCGCTTCAGGGGTGGCGTCCTTCAAGTTGCCTGTCTTTAGGCTTTCAATCATTTCCAAGCCAAGGGAATCCCTGCCCCAATCTTTACGAATGGCGGCAATGGCTCTCCTTACCCCTGCATCAATTTGTTCTTGAGACAAATACTGCTGGGGATTACGGGCAACGCTTTCGTAACTGTCTTTTGCAAACCCTTCGGCGAATTTCGAATCATCTGTGAGAAAGATGGGTGCTCCGCGAGCGGTTTTGCGGGTAAAGTCTGCGGTGTCTTTTGCAAGGCCGTGATACATGACCATCGGCTTGCCATCATCATCAACAATGGTGGACTTGCCGAACCACTGTTTAAATTCTTTGGTGTCGGTCTGACGCAGAGCGTAGCGACGATCACCGATCTGCACAGTCTCTTCGACAGGTTTCTGACGAATCTCATCACGAGTGCCACGGTACTCGACAGGCACATCGTTGTTGAGGATGACCATCATGCCCATGCTTGGGACGGCGTAGCCGTCATACCCAGCATCGATCACACCGGACTCAAAGTTGTTGGAGTCACCGAACGCCTCACGACTGATGCGGCTCATCTCTGGGCCGGGGCCGAGGACGTTGTTGAAACGCTGGATGTAGACGTGCCCACCCAGTCCCGCTTCGGGGATGGGCATCACGCCATTTTCACGAGGGATGTAGAAGTAGACCCGCCTCTTGATGCGAGGCTCTGCGTACTCAAGACGCTTGGCCTCTGCACCACGAATGCCTGTGCCGTACATCCGTCCACTGAGGACGGGGACTTTGGACTTGCCGTAATGAACGGCATCGACGGTTATTGCTCCGGGTTGTTTTTCCCCGAGACTGATTCCATCGCCTTCTGTGCTGGATCGAAGGCTAAACTTTCGAGGATCAGACCATCCGTACTCTTTCCCGAATTGGTCGGCGATCCGGTCGTAAGACGCGCTCCAACCTTCAATGTCCCGTCGTAAATCGGCGAGTTCGGTGGGGCTAAATCTTCCAAGATAACTTTCGCCATTTTTGTTCTCCGTCCAATCGTTAGAAATCCATCCCGACTCGGTACGGAACGGTGTCACTCTGAAGGTTATGCCATCATCAAATGAGCCGAGTGCTTTTTGCAGTTTATCAATGTATTTGGCATCCGTCATCATGTACGGCTTGCCAGACTCAGTGTCTCGGAAGTTGATGAAGTCGAACGAGTCACCGACACGGGTGAAACCGATGCCGGGGATTTCTTTATCGAGGTGTTTAAACAGACGCTCTTCGAACGCAGGGTCTGCTGCAACGTTGGTCGCAGTTACACGGTAGCCTTTGCTTGCGGCTTTGCCACCTGCCGTTGGATCAGCGCGATACCACGGCACTGCGTCCTGCTTGGTGACGTAACCGATGATCGAGGCGTACTTGTTGGCAACGTCCGTCAGGTAATCGCCATCGTCCTTTTGCAGAACCAACTTCGTGATGACGTTGGGTGCAATCAGGTTCTCGTAAGCGCCGATAGAGAACTGCGACGAGTACAACTGCTGGTTGCCCAGCAAGGCCATGATCTTGTCTTCGCCCGTCTCGGGGTCAATGAAGATTTGCCGCACTGCTCGGTTAAACGCTTCCTGCTCTGCGCGGGTCGCCTTGTGGATGCCCGGGATGAGTGGCAACTTGGTGGACGGACGGCTCTCCCATGTGATGTTGGCAGTCGCACGGGTGATGTAGTCGCTGAAGTCAATGATCGACGGTTCGAACGTGGCCTGTTTCTCAGGCGTCAGGCTGTTGTAGTCCGTCATGTTCTTGACGTAGGTCCACAGCACGGCTTGCACCTGACGAGGATTGAGAGCCTCACCAGTGCGCTGTTGATTTGCCGCAGAGATGCGGTCGATCAAGTCCTTGGCGTAGATGTACTGGGTGTTGGAGACACTGCTTGCGCCGCCAGCATCACTGTCCTCGGCATGAGGATAACCAAACAGACGCATCATCCAGCGATCAATCGTGGAGGCGTCCTTGAAGGTATCAACTTGATAGGTCGCGTCATGCAGGTTGCGATAGAAGTTCATCAACTTATCGTCAACGCCGGGGACGGAGGTGTCCATTGTCGGAGCAGCCAGCAAAGCAGGAATGCGCTGGGCGGTCGTGTTCGGGAACCGACCTGCAAACGCCGTAGGCTCACCTGCCGCCATCTGAGCAATCGAGGCAATGGTGGCTGTGGTGTTGCCACCCACACCGTTGGCTTGCGAGTAGAGCGCCATCAGACGCACCACACGCTCGGTCAGGTCTGGGTCACCACGGGTGATCTCA